TATAAAGGCAAGACTAAGCGCGAGCTCGCACTTAAAAAGGCCAAGATCGACAACGCCCTGGGCGATGGCAAGATCGAGCTGTACCTGCCGGACGGATTTTTCTACACTTCCTATCTGACGGCTCCGGGTGAGGAGCAGGTGCTGGGCGTCGAGGGTAATGAGACGATCGCGCTGTGCACCTATACGCTGCAGGGCATCAGACACGACGAGCTGCAGGAGCTGACCGTGGCGCCGGGTGCGACCTTTTTATGCGACTCGCTGATCCCGACAACGGACTGCCGCCTGACATGTAAAGCGACGCAGGCCTATGCCAGTCTGACGATCGGCACGGTCACAATCACGGGTGTGGCACTTAATGATACCATCGTGATCGACGGCATAAAAAAGCGGATCCTGCAAAACGGTGCACCCTGCGCCGGCAATATGTCGTTTATAAACTTCCCGCAGCTGATACCGGGCGAGAACATGATCAGCTGCCCGGAGACGCTAAAGGTCGAGTACTATCCCACGTACTAAGGAGCGCAGATGCTGACACTATACCATAACAATCAGGAGCACGTACTGGATACGACAGAGTACTATGCCCGTGAGCTCGCCAGCGGTCTGGATGAGGTCATCTTTGACGTATCGATATGGGACCCTAACTATGCGCTGCTGCAGGAGGAGGCTAATATCGTCGATCGTGGCGGTCAGCGGTATCTGGTTAAGCAGATCGACGCCGGCGCCGTTATGGCTAAGATCGTCTGCCAGCTCGATCTGGACGAGTGGAGGGCGACCCTGACAGTCGGGTACGACTCAGACACTAAGACAATCGCACAGCAGATCGATGCTGTAAAGCCTGCCGGGTGGACTGTGGTCGACCTAAGCGGGTCGTCTATAGGCCGCACGATACACGGCGACTATACACCTCTGCAAGTCTGTGAGGCCTGCCGGGATCTGTATAAGGTCTATATCCGCTGGGATAATAAAGCCAAAATCTGCACAATATATCCGCAGGCGATGGGCTCTCCGGTGGGATCCTTTGCGACTCGTGAGCTTAACCTTAAAGAGATCAATTATAAAGGCAAGTCTAACAACTTCGCCACACGGCTGTATGCCGTGGGTAAAGACGGCCTGACGTTTGCGTCGATCAATAGCGGCAAGCCGTACGTCGATAATAATACATACAGCAGCAGGGTGATCTGCGCATACTGGCAGGACGACAGATATACAGATAAGCAGAGCCTGCTGGATGACGCCAGGGAGAAACTGGCTAAGCTGGCAGTGCCGGAGCGGTCATATGACTGCGCGATCGTCGACCTGCAGGCCACTAACCCGCTGGAGTATAACAATCTGGACTTTTCACTCTTTACCGTGGCAACCCTGATCGATGACAGCCGTAACACAGCTATCGACTATCAGGTCGTCGAGCGGCACGTCTGGCCGTATCATCCGGATCGTAACGACGTCATTTTTAACAGCGAGCCGGTCAAGATACAAAACAGCGTGATCCAGATCGAGGATGAGCTGACCGATCCCAACAGTGACTTTTATCAGATCCTGCTGCAGCGTCAGTCTATGGTCACGGACTGGCTGACTAATGCCGACAGCCATGTATATATCGTACCGGATGACGGGCTGACAGGTATAAAGGAGTTTTTATTTGTAAACGGTGACCAGCCGATCGAGACAGCTACGCAGGTCATGCGTCTAAACTCTGCCGGGCTGGGCTTTTCCAAAACCGGTGTAAATGGGCCCTTTACTAATGCTTTTGTTTTTGACAGTACTAAGGGCGGGCACCTGGTCGCTGACTTTATCACAGCCGGCACCCTGACGGCTAACCTGATCAAGGCGGGCATCCTGACAGATGCGGCTGGCAAGTTTAGCCTTAATATGGAGACCGGTGCGCTGAGCATGGCTGACGGCTCCTTTAGCGGATCGATAAGCGGCTCGACGATTACAGGCTCGACGATCACCAGCACAGGCAAGGACAACAAGTCAACCACAATCAGCGGCGGCACGATCACAACTAACGATTTACAGGCCACCAGTGGCTCCTTTAGCGGATCGATAAGCGGCTCGACAATAACAGGCTCGACGATCACCAGTACGGGGTCCAACAACAAGTCAACCACAATCAACGGCGGCACGATATCCACAAATAGTATAAATGTCACCGGGGGCACGATATCCGGCACTACTATAGTAAGTGAATGGGCTTCCGAAAAGACAACGGTGCAGACTGGCCGGGTCTACTGTGAGAGCACACTGGGCACGCCTATGCGAACTATTTATTCATATACGGGCGCCACAATGGAATTTAACAATGCTATTTTAGGTGGATTCGGGTGGCAGATGGTAAACATGGGCGGCTTAGGTAATAAAAATACCTTTATTGTGGGAGACGCAAGTGGGGGAAATATAGACTTTTGCTCAGACGGCATAATTATAGGCGAGGCAACGCCTAATATCTATATAAAATCAGGAGGTATATGGCGCACTGGTTATACTGGATCCGTCGTGATAGGCGATAGCGCCCTACAAATACAAAACGGCATCATATACGGTTATTATTAAAAGGAGGAGCACATGCAGAAAACTATCGACCAGGCAATTAACGAGACAGCGGAGCAGCTGGCAGGCGTGATCAATAACAGCGGCCTGCCGCCGGCTGTTATTAAGCTGATCCTGACTAATATACAGTACCAGCTTAACCAGATCCCGCAGGCACCTGTACCCACAGAGGAGGCAAGCGATGCAGAAAACTAACTTAAACCAGATACCGGGCGGCGTGTATCCGGTCATAAATGCGAGCCAGTACGACGAGGGTCGGCAGTTTCAGATCGCATTGTATGACGGCGCCAGCGCATACGATCTGACAGGTCTGACGGTCACGATACTGGTCGGTAAGACTGACGGCACAGGCTGCGCATACGGCGCTGCTGATGACGTCAAGGGCGTGCCCGTCGTCGCTGTCAGTGGCAATGTGGTCACGATCACGACGCCGATACAGATGACTGCCGCAGCTGGTGATAATATGGCAGAGCTGCAGATCGAGGACTCGACCTCTATCATCGGCACCCTTAACTTTATCCTGAGGGTCGAGGAGGCTGCGCTGGATCCTAACACGCCCACGTCTGATACAGAGATACCTGCGATCGAGCGGGCAGGCTGGGAGGCTGTAAAGCACTATCCTACGATCGACCCTGTGAACAATCACTGGCTGGTCTGGGACGTCACGACAGGCCAGTGGGTTGATACCGGCGTCGGTGCCGGAGGTGGCGGAGTATCTGACTATAACGATCTGACTAGCAGACCGCAGATAAACGGCGTACTGCTGACCGGTGACAGGACGGCTGAAGCTTTAGGTCTGGCCACTGATGCTGTGATGACCGGAGCCACGTCAGGCGCTGCCGGATCTAAGGGTCTGGTACCGGCACCTGCTGCAGGTGATCAGGCTAAAAGTCTGCGCGGAGACGGCACCTGGCAGGCAGAGATCGATACACTGGCAGGTCTGACCGATACCACGATCAGCTCGCCTACAGATGGTCAGGTCCTTAAGTATGACGCCGACACTGGCAAATGGATAAACAGCAACGGCGGCGGAGGTGGCGCCAGCGCCCTATCTGATCTGTCTGACGTCGACCTGGGTACTCTCTCAAACGGCGAGCCGCTGACGTATGACAGCAACGACGGCAAGTGGGCCAACGGCGGCATTATACCGACGGCCAACGGTGGCACGGGCAACGCTAATGGTTATATCCAGAAAGGTCAGATCAGTACCGATCCACTAGGTACAAGAGCCACGGCAGAGGGATATCTTAACTCTGCATCGGGCACAAATTGCCACGTGGAGGGCAGTGCAAACTCGGCAACGGGGCAGCAGACACATGTAGAAGGCAACAATAACTCGGCGTCAGGAAATAATGCACACGTCGAAGGCGTCAATAACCGTGCTGTCGGAGCATGCTCTCATGTGGGTGGACGCGACAACGAAGCGAGGTACAGTTATCAAACTGTTATCGGTAAGTATAACCGAAATGCATCAGACTCGCTTTTTGAGGTCGGTAACGGCACCGGCACAGCTCTGGCTAATCGGTCGAATGCCATTGCGGTGAAAGAAGATGGCAGGATCCAAAAGGGCGCAGACAATGCTTTCGCTTCCGCGGCTAATATTGCGGATGTGATTGAAATGACGCGGACAATGACCGGACTGCGGGCAAAGGGTACGCACGTTTATGTTGTCGCGGATGACTTGACGTATGAAGTCACAGCTAATGCAGGCATCCCGGATACCGGAACTTTGACGCCGAATACTAATGCGAAAGTTTGGACGGCGGCAGGTGGCTATGAAAAACTAAATAGCGATTTAGCGTCTAAAGTGTCAAAAGCAAGTTATACGATCGCGGCAAACAGTACACTATATTTAAGTGCTGGTTATGGAACGCTCCCCGCTTGTTATTTGATAACAACAAACGGTATTATCAGCGGCGCATTATCAGCGGCAATTGGTAGCGGATATGGCAAAGAAACAACAAGACACAAGGTCGTGGAATTAATACAATCCGCAAGTATTACCTATACGGTTGACAATAATGTGTACGGTTTGACGATCGCTAACAATACAGGACAGCAGATAAACGCGTCTGTTATTGACTTGATGTAATCGGCGCGTTTTCGGTCGATTAAGTATGCGTAAATATCAGTTGGCAAGCGTGATATCCCGCCGCTAGTGTGCTATCGCCTAAGAAGATGCCGTACAGCTGATTGGTCGCGTCCCATGCGGAATATACATAAGCACCGTCCATTTTTATGGCTATTTCGCCGTAATCATGCGGGATTGAAAGTTTTGCGAAACGCGCCCATGCGTTAATCTGTGCGGTATTTTGGAATGATAGTGTAACAATGACCATATTCCCGATTTTCCGCATACTTGAACGGCTCATGTAATTTGACACACCTGTGTCATAAGATAAACCACTCGATAAATCTACGGACGCTAAATCGCTACTTTCCTAACAACCAGTGTCAAAAAAGGAGGATAAAAAAATGAAATACTATGTCATACATGTATCTAACGGAGCCCTGCAGGTCGATGATATCGCAGAGCACAGCACGCCGGAGGCTGCGCGGGTCGATTTCCACGGCAGATGCATGGCGCTAGGGAATGAGCCCGCAGTCATAAAGGCCACAGTTAAGATCCTGGACGAGCAGCTTGACTGTTATCAGGGATACAACGAGATCATCACACACGCACAGGCTGAGGCAGAGGAGCCCGCAGAGGGCTGAGCCGGAGGAGGGTTGACAGATGGCTGAGGAGTACATCACAAAGGAGCTGCACGATAAAGACGTGGAGCGCATAGAGGACGAGCAGAACCGGCAAAACCACAGGATCGATAAGCTGGAGGACGCTGTGCAGCAGATCAGTGACCTGGTCGCATCTGTCAAAGTGATGGCGACTAACCTGGAAACAATGAACCGCGAGCTGACTAAGCAGGGCGAGCGTCTGGCTAAGATCGAGGAGCGGCCTGCTAAAAAGTGGGATGCTGTCGTCTCCGGTATCATCGCAGGCGTGGTCGGCATACTGATCGGGCTGTTATCGTCGGGGGTGTTGCACTGATGGAGAGAGTACTGCAGATCCTGGCGATCCTGGCACTGGCATACATCACTATGGTGGTCGTCGGGTTTATGTGTGTTTTTGCATATCAGCTTTTATCTGACAGGAGGTATAGAGATGACGAAAAAACTGACAAGCCGTAAATTCTGGCTATCCGTCGCTGCGTTTTTGGGATCCATCGCAGCCAGCATCGCAGGCATCGCATCAGGCGAGAAGTGGGTGGTCATCACCGGGGCCGTGTGTGGCATGTTATCCGCGGCCATTTATGCCGCCTGTGAGTCTGCCGTCGATGCCGCACATAAGGAGTGAGACATGGCTGTCATAGGATCGGCCCGTGCTGACGAGTCAGGCAGGTACAGCGGAGGCCAGCGTGGTGATCAAAAGCAGACCGCGGCGCCTGATTATAAGGGCGAGGTAAGCAGGCAGCAGTTTTATGTTCATAAAAAGGGCTGGACCATCCTGCGACCGATCGATCCGGTGCACGCTCAGGCGATCGCTCAGGCTATGGCTATGGCATGCGATAACCCGCACATCGGATACAGCCAGAGCGACCGGTACAGCATACTGGCAGCAGGCACATGCACGGCTAAAGCCGTCAACTGTGACTGCTCCTCCCTTGTCAGGCTGTGCGTTAAAGAGGGCACTGGCAGAGATCCGGGTGACTTCACTACAGCCAACGAGGCGACAAAGCTGATGGCGCTGGGATTGTTTGAGCGTTTCGATTATGAGCCCGGCATGATCCTGCGGGACGGTGACATAATCGTCACCAGAACGAGGGGCCACACCTGCATCGTGATCGAGGGCGACGCAAAAAAGACGCCGGAGGAGATCGCGATCGAGGTGATCGACGGCAAGTGGGGCACCGGCATGGATAGGAAAAACCGACTGCACGCCGCAGGATATGACTATGCACAAGTACAGGCCATCGTAAATGCCATGGTCGGCAAGCCTGCACAGCATGTCGATCAGGCCGGTATCGATCTGATCAAGAGCTTCGAGAGCGTCAGGCTTAAGGCATACCTGCTGGCAGGTGAGGCATACTATACGATCGGATACGGCCATCACGGGCCCGACGTACTGCCTAACATGACCATCAGCCAGGAGCGGGCAGAGGAGCTCCTTAAGATCGACCTGGTGCGCTATGAGAACTACGTCAAGCGGTACGTCACAGACATCACCCTGACGCAGCCCCGGCTTAATGCACTGACAAGCTACTGCTACAATCGCGGACCCAAAGGCATAAAACAGCTGGCGGATAACTGCCACACGGTCCGGGAGTATGCCGACGGCATCGTCAAGTACTGGGGCACGGCAGAGCGGTATAAAGCTGCCCTGATCAAGCGCAGACAGGCAGAGCAGGCCGTCTTTTTAGAGGCATGACAACCTCCGATAAAAGAGCCGTTGTCAGGTAATACCTGATAGCGGCTCTTTTTTATTGACATTTTTCTTTATAAGTATATACTTGTATCTAATCCGTGAAAACACCATAACCAAAAGCTCATCCGAGCCCGGCGGGTACCGGGCGAAGGGAGCGTATATGGTGACTCAAAGAACATACTTCAATAGCAAGCAGGCCGTATATGACTATGCGGATGCACTTGCGGCTATCATGCATAGCTGGGAAATGATTACAGACTATGGATATGATAGTGATAATCCCGATGAACCGTTCTATATTGAGACTAAAAGCGACATACATCTTGATGGTGCCGCTAATGTGGTATAGCACTTGCGCGTGATACCATATTTTGATATTATGAAGCAGGTATAAAACCAACATGTAACCAACGTGTAACCAAAAGAATAAGAGAAAGCCCGAAAAATAGCCTTTTGACGGGGAAAATGGGGTTGATTCGTAATCAGTAGGTCACGAGTTCAAGTCTCGTCTCCAGCTCTCCGAGAAAAAGCGGGAACCCTAGAGAAAATAAGGGCTCCCGCTGTTTTTGTGTAATGGCTCAAAGTGACAAAAAGTAGTCAAAAATACATGTAATCAACGTGTAACCAAAACGAGATGTAACCATTTTGTAACCAAAAAATCAGGGTAAAAAATCAGATTTTGAATGCTGCGTTGACGGCTCCGGCGGCATCCTCTTTTTCTTCGACTATGTGACTGTAAATCTTCAAGACCATCTCTTCTGTATCACCGAAGATCTGCGCGATCTTCTTCGTGGTGATAAGTCCCTTTGGCACCATATAGCAGAGCTCCGTACAGTAGTTATGGCGGAAGATATGCGCGGTGAGGTCAATGATCCGGCGCGGCTTCCTGTCTTTTTTTGCATTCGGATTATAGCCGTCTGCGACATTCAGCGCGGTTATGATACTATCCCACATCCTATCGTAACCGGAGAAGCTCATCGGATCTCCACTGCGATTCCTGAAGATAAGACCTTCAGATGCCTCAACAAAGTCGCGCACATGCTCGATCATGGCCTCGGGGATCGGCACTGATCTGATCCCATTATGACTCTTTGGATAATCCCGGAGAGTGCCCTTGCCACTGACAAAGATAATCGCGCGGTGAATCTTCACCGTCATGTTATCCCAGTCAAAGTCTTCCGGCATGAGTGCCAGTGCTTCAGACTTTCGAAGACCGAGATAATACAGTATGAAGATAAAAGCTTCATTCCTGGGATCAAAGTCAGCCTTCATCAGAGCATCACGCTCTATCGTGGTGAGTGGTCTGCGTTCTGTGCGCTCGTAGTGTGGCATGGATACATCCTGAAGCAGGTCATCCACATCAAGACGCGAGAGCAGATGATCGCGCGCAGCAGCCTTCACGATCTGCTTAAAGGTCATGGCTATGAGCTGACATGTCCGCGGATGATCCAGATTCTCATTAATCACGCGCTGAAAATGCGAGTGCCGGATATCACCTATCTTGATATTGTCCAAACTGGAGAAGTATGCCTTGATCGTGCCCATGTACTGTTTCTGAGTGTACTCTTCTTTTGTGGCCTTTGAGACACTTACCCAGTCCAGGGCATAGTCATAGAAGCTCATGGATGAGTACTCCACAACGGACCGCTGTGCAATAGCGGCCTTCATGGCATTTACTTTATTCTCGAGATCGCGTGATGACTTCTTTGATGCTACACGCTTCCTGTGCTTTTTGCCCTTTGCATCATAAGTGCCATCCCAGACAAGCGTATACCATTCCTTACGCTTCTCGTTGTATGTATACTTTGTATTAGCCATTGATCACCTGTTCAATCTATAGCCGTGTGCTTCCAGTTCTATCATCTGGACATCGTCTTTTGAAAAGTCATCATGCTCGATGTGATATAGCGCATGAAGATACGCCTTAAGCCTGCCCTCTTGAGACAAAGACTCATCAAGATATACGGTATACCCATCCGCGCAGGGTGTGACCATCTCACGGATCCCGCGCGGCAGTGGTACGATGTACGTGAAAATATCAACCATCCGGATTCGTCTCCTTGAACCTTTTGAGCATGTCTGTGGCTATCTTCAGATCTTCCGGGCGTACTCCGCGTGCCGCGTCAAATAGCGCGCGAAGTTCCTTGTTGCCAAGCAGCTCTTTGGCAATTTGCGCGGCTTCATTTAATGTATAGTAGGCCTCACCGAATGCATCATTGATTATTACATCCGATTCTTCGGGTGTGATTTGCTCTGATGATGCTTTTTGCGCGGGAAGTTCATATACAGTCTTTATGTGATGGGGCACTTCTGCACCGACTATGGCATCAACATCTATGAGCGCGTGCTGCGTTGGAGTTGGATCGTTTGTCCATCCCATAATATAAGCTGGCGAACACTCGAGAGCTCGCGCGATAGGTTCTATTTTCCTCAAGGGCAGCTCGCGCGTGTTTTCGATCTTATTAATAGATGTACGTGATCTATAGCCCGCCTTCTGCGCGAGTTCATCCTGTGTTAAGTCAAGCTCTATTCTTCTGTCTTTGATGCGTTCGCCGATCGTCATAGTGTTCACCTCCATGTTGTGATTATAACAAAATGTTGAAAATGTACAAACATTTTTTTGAAAATATGTTGACAAGCTTATTACATGTTGATATATTGCATGTAGACGTTATGTCATCACAATATCTGGGGAAGGAGGAATTGAATATGGTAAACACGGCGTTGCTCGAGGACGCAATCCGTGCATCCGGAAAGCGGAAGCAGTATCTGGCTGACAAGATAGGCTGCACAGTCCAAAGCTTCCGGATGAGATGTGTGAACCGTTATGACTTTAAGAGTTCTGACGTAGATATTTTATGCCAAGAACTCGGAATAAAACGGCTCACCGATAAAGAGCGGATTTTTTTTGCCCGAGAAGTAGACGAAATGCCAACAAACAAGGAGTAACGGAGGGAATCGAGATATGGACTATCCGGCAAAGGTCATGAAGATGTCCGCGCTGAAAAAGATGGGATTCCCAGAAGAGTACCTGATGGGCATCTACAGAAGACGGAATCAGAAAATTGCCTGGAAGATGAGCAATGCGATCAATGCACCGATTCTGTTTGATACGGATGAGCTGGAAAAAGTACGGAAGGCGGCATGTGTCTATGACAGGTGAGGAAAGGAGAAAGAATGAACAAGCATGAATATCCTAAGGAGCGCAAGAAACCCGAGCGCATACCGCTGAACAAGGAACGCTATGACATGATATGCGTCCAGGTCAAGAGGCTCTTCTGGGAAATGTGCACCACACGAACAGGAGACCAGATGGATGTGGCTGAAGCATGGGAGAAGGTCGGATATGCAAGGAACTCTGCGGAGAACCTGTGCGAGCTGCTGAACATCACATCCGTCTACGGAAGGGAGGAAAGCAATGAAGAGGTTAATTAGTGCGAGTCAGATCATGTTACTGCTGTTTTTTGCGGGCTTGACGATGGCGATTCTCGCACAGTGGCTCCGGTATCCCGGCAAGGGGTTCCAGGTAGTCGGAACATTGATCATGTTCGGAGTGTGTCTGGTATGGACATACCGAACACCAACAAGCGAAGGGACAAGCGAAGGGAGGCGAAACAATTGATAGTATCACAGACATCTCAAATGTTAGGGGAGATCTTGGATGAGGCCTTGGCACTGAATTCCACATCACTGCATGATGCTTCAGCTGTCGGGATCAATACAGAGGTATTCCCGGCGGTGGCAAGAGGGCAGATGGATCAGATGCTCCGGATGGCTAAAAAGCTGAATGATTCCATTAAGAAAGATGCGGAGATCCTTGAGAACCGCATGAGGAACAACAGGGAGCCTGATGAGTACGGCAGAGACGCAGAAACGGGGAAGCTGCCCGGAAGGTATCTGGAATTGGCAAAAGAATGAGCCGCTGTACAGCGAATACAGCGACTCAAAGGATGTTAAAAATACACACATCCATATCTTATCAGCAATTCAACAATTTATCAAGGAGGAATTATCATGGATACTCTCTATTCACTCACTGACGATCTCCGTCAGCTGATAGATCTGGCACCTTCCATCGATCCCGAAGATGCTCAGTGCTTCCTGGATACTCTCGAAGGAGTGCTCGGTGCGCGTGATGACAAGCTGGATGGCTATGCTGCAGTTATCGACACACTGAAGAGCCAGGTGGAGCTCCTCGACCATGAAGAGGTCAGGATCGCCAACAGGAAGCACGCAGTCGAGAACCGCATCAAGCTGATGAAGCAGCGGATGCTCGAGTCTATGCAGACCACAAACCAGACGAAGATTCAGACAGATCTGCATACTTTCGCTATCCAGAAGAACGGCGGCAAGGCCCCGCTCACCATCACGGGCACTGTGCCGGATGACTTCATCAAGATGGAACCCAAGACAGACACAGAAAAGATCAGGACTGCACTCGAAAACGGCGAGACATTCGACTGGGCTCACCTGGAAGAGCGCGGAGTGCATCTGGCAATCAGATAGGAAGGAGGAAACATGAAAATCATCAAGGGACAGATCCCGAGCGCACAGAAGGTGGTCATCTATGGCCCGGAAGGCATCGGAAAGAGCACATTCGTATCGAAGTTCCCGGACGTGGTCTACATCGATACGGAAGGCTCTACAAAAGCGATGGATGTCGCGAGGTTTGAGGCACCAAAGAAATGGGAGGACGTACTCGATGCGGTTAAGGCTGTTCTGGCTGATACGTCAGTCTGCAAGACTCTGGCTGTTGATACGGCTGACTGGGCGGAGATGCTCTGTATTAAGTATACCTGCGATAAGGCGGGAGTTAAGGGCATTGAAGACTTCGGCTATGGCAAAGGCTATACATACCTTCAGGAAAACTTCAAGCAGCTGCTCGACCTTCTTGAAAAGGTTATTTCTGCCGGTATCAATGTGGTGATCACTGCTCATGCCAAGATGCGGAAATTTGAGCAGCCGGATGAGATGGGAGCGTATGACCGCTGGGAGATGAAGCTCTCGAGACAGGTCGCTCCGATGCTCAAGGAATGGGCGGACATGGTGCTCTTCGCGAACTACAAGACGTATGTGGTCGAGGATGACAAGACCAAGTCAAAGAAAGCCCAGGGCGGCAAGCGCGTCATGTATACCACACATAATCCGTGCTGGGATGCGAAGAACCGCGCAGGTCTCGAGGACTGTGTGCCGTTCGAGTATGAGCAGATCAAGAAGGTTATCGAGCCGGAGGCCAAGGCAGTAACACCTACTCCGAAGAAGGCAGAGAAGAAGCCTGCCGAGAAGAAGCCCGAACCGAAACAGGAGCCCAAGGCAGAAGCTCCGAAACAGGAAGAAGAGCCTGATTATATCAAGGAGCTCCGGGCACTCATGGCAAAGGATGATATCAGTGAAGAGCGTTTGATCCTGGCATGCGCATCGAAGGGAGTGTGCTGGACTAATGGCAAGATCGCAGATCTGTCAAAGGAATTTATCCAGGGCAGTCTGATCGCAAAATGGCCGGGATTTGCCAAATACGCTCGAAAGATAGACGTAACCGCAGACTATATACCATTTGACACCAACAATAAGGAGGAAAAGAAATGAGCGAAGAAGCAAAGGTTTTTGACTGGGATGATGAGATCGAGTATGACGGCGAAGATAGGTCGTTCGTTACGGTCGAGGAAGGTGACTATGACTTTGAGGTCGTGAAGTTCGAGAGATCTCACTACACTCCCAAGGCAGGCGCAAAGACACCGGCCTGCAATCAGGCGGATGTCACGCTGAAGATCGCCACAGACGAAGGTGACTGCTATGTCACTGACAGATTCCCGCTCGCGACCACTATGGAGTGGAAGATCAGCGCATTCTTCAGATCCATCGGACTCAAGCATCATGGCGAGAGACTCAAGATGAAGTGGAATGAGGCTATCGGATGCACAGGCCGTGCCCATATCACCAAGACGAAGGGCAACAATGACAACGTGTTCTTCAACAATGTCGGGAAGTACATCGATCCCCCGGTCAGTACGGAGGAGGATGAATGGAACTGAGAGACTATCAAAAAGCCGCAAAGCAGGCCATATATAAGGAATGGGAAGATAAAGACAGCACTCTGCTCGTGCTTCCTACTGGCTGCGGCAAGACCATAGTCTTCGGAAGCATCGCAAGAGACCGTGCCGAGGATGGGCGTGTGCTCATCCTGGCACACCGCGAGGAATTGCTCACTCAGGCATCGGACAAGATACATAAGATCAGCGGGCTAAACTGCTCTGTCGAAAAAGCGGACCAGACATGCCTTGATTCGGACGAGGCTATCACTGTCGGATCAGTGCAGACGCTTCAAACAGAAAAAAGGCTGTCACGCTTCCCCAGGGACTACTTCAAGACGCTGATCGTAGACGAAGCACATCACGCAATGGCACAGAGCTATAGGAACGTGCTGAACCACTTCAACTATGCGAAGGTGCTGGGCGTGACGGCTACACCGGACAGAGGCGATATGAAGAACCTGGGCGAAGTGTTTGAAAGCCTGGCATATGAATACAGCCTCCGGGATGCAGTCAAGGCGGGATATCTGTCAAAGATCAGAGTACAGACCATGCCGCTGAACATTGACTTCTCATCTGTCAAGGTGTCTATGGGTGACTTTCAGGTGAATGACATCGGGCATGCCCTCGAGCCGTATCTTGAGGATATCGCTGATGAGATGGCGAAGGCCTGCATGGATAGGCATACGGTCGTATTCCTTCCACTGGTCAGTATCTCCCAGGAGTTCCGGGATATCCTCAACAGGAAAGGCTTCAGGGCGGCAGAAGTCAATGGCCAGTCGAAGAACCGGGAAGAGATCCTCAAGGACTTCGAGGATGGCAAGTATAACGTGCTCTGTAATGCGATGCTGCTCACAGAAGGCTGGGACTGTCCGATAGTCGATTGTATCGTGGTACTGCGCCCAACTAAGATCAGGAGCCTCTACTGTCAGATGCTCGGACGTGGCACAAGACCATGTGAAGGTAAGGATCATCTGCTGGTACTCGATTTCTTATGGATGACCGGAAAGCATGACCTGGTCAGACCTGCGGATATCATCTGCAAGAAGGAAGAGATCGCGAAGAAGGTCACGGAGAAGCTCGAAGGCGGAGAACCGATGGATCTCTTCGCAGCCGAGGAACAGGTCGAACATGATGTCATGGAAGAGCGGAAGAATGCTCTGGCAAGGGAACTGGAAGAAGCTGCAAAACAGCGCAAGAAGCAGCAGAAGAAGCTGATAGATCCGCTTGAGTTCAGTCTGACACTCGACATGGAAGAGCTGCTCGATTATGTGCCTACATTCGGCTGGGAGGCAATGCCAGCAACAGAAAAGCAGATCAAGACTATACAGAACTTCGGGCTTGATCCGGAAGGCATGTGCAAAGGCCAGGCATCAAAGATCATCAGCAAGCTCATGGAACGCGCACAAGAGGATATGTCCACACCGAGACAGATCAAGACTCTGACCAAGTTCGGATTCCAGAATGTTCAGGCGTGGACATTCCAAGAGGCCAGCAAGATATTATCTGCTCTCAGCGCAGCCGGATGGAAGCCGTGGCTCGCACATCTTGATCCGGCATTTTATCAGCCAAAGAGACTGGTAGAACAGGGGGTAGTATGGATCTGACAGAAGCTCTGCAATACATCCCGCCATCTTCCCTAGATTATCAAACATGGATCAATGTAGGCATGGCCCTGAAGCATGAAGGCTACAGCTGTAATGTATGGGACTCATGGAGTGCGTCTGACTCACGCTATAAGAAGGGAGTCTGTGAGAAGAAATGGGATACATTCCGTGAGAGTGCGGGCGTGATCGTGACAGGCGGCACCATAGTCGACCTGGCAAAAAGATTCGGATATGTGACACCGGGCAAGCGTGAAGTGACCACATTCGACTGGGAGGATGAGATCCAGTATGACGGTGATCCTGATGTGGTCGTGAAGGATTCCGCCTGGCTTGATACATCAAACATCATTGAAGAGCCGTCTGATAAGGAGTTTGACGGTGTGGACGAACTGAGGCGATACATCCGGGCAATGTACCAGGATGATGAGATAGTCGGATACTGTATAGACGCAGAAGAAGACAAAGAAAAGGGCAAGTGGAGGCCGTCTTCCAAGGGAGTATTCGGGATGACTGCCGGACAGATCCTTCAGTCTATCAAGAAGCATCCGAAGGACATCAAGGATACTATCGGAGACTATAACGAGCAGGCCGGTGCATGGATAAGATTCAATCCGCTGGATGGCATGGGTGTGTCAAATGACAATGTCACGGCATTCCGGTTCGCCTTGGTGGAGTCCGACTCGCTTGCGATCGAAAAGCAGAAGGCACTCATGGAAGAGCTGAAGCTTCCCATCGTCATGATGGTGCATTCCGGGAAGAAGTCAGTACATGCCATTGTCAGGATAGACGCAGTCAATGCCAGAGAGTATAGAGAGCGCGTGGATTATCTCTATAAAGTATGCGAGAAGAACGGCCTATCCATAGACAAGCAGAATAAGAACGCATCACGCATGAGCCGGATGCCGGGCGTGATCCGAGGCGATAAGAAGCAATTCATCATCGCAGAGAACATCGGCCTCGCTACTTTTGACGAATGGAAGGACTACATCGAGGATGCTGTCGATCAGCTCCCGGATATCCAGGAATATGCGGACATGGAAGAAGATCCTCCGCTGGCTCCTGAGCTGATAGCAGGTGTGCTCCGTAAAGGACATAAGATGCTGATATCGGGACCGTCAAAGGCCGGCAAGAGCTTCCTCTTGATAGAACTCGCGCTCTGCATCACCGCAGGGAAGAACTGGCTCAATATGCCGTGCGCGAAGGGCAAGGTGCTCTACATCAACCTAGAAGTGGACAGTGCATCATTCATCAGCCGTATCAGCGCAGTCAGAAAAGAGATGGGTATTGAGCGCAAGGATGCCAGGATATCAGTATGGAACCTGCGCGGAGAGAATACTGCGATAGAGAAGCTGGCACCGAGACTGATCAGACGTGCGACAGGCAAGGACTATGATGCCATCATATTTGACCCGCTCTACAAGATAAACCAGGGCGATGAGAACAGCGCATCAGAGATGGGCAAGTTCTTCAATCAGCTCGACCATATCTGTGCCAAGCTGGGCACATCGATAATATGCTGCCATCATCATAGCAAGGGCTCGCAGGGCGGGAAGTTTTCTATGGATAGGGCATCCGGTTCGGGTGTCTTCGCCAGAGATCCCGATGCACTGCTCGACATGATACAGCTCAATCCGAGAGACGTAGGCAAGTCACTCGAAAAGGGACAGACTGCATGGCGTATCAGCTATACGCTCAGAGAGTTTCAGACACCTGAAGATGTCGATGTGATATTTGATCATCCTGTGCATCGGATCACCGAGGATCTGAAGGAGGCCAAGCCGATGTCCGGTGCTGACAGCTCTACAAACAGCAGGCGCGGGAATGATGTGAAGAAGGATAAGAAGCGCGAAAAGTATGACAGGCTGCTCTCATTCGTAGAGAACTGGAATGAGATAGACACCAGTGCGGTGCACCTGCCATATCCAACACTTCTGGATGCAGTTGAATACTTCAAGAGTGATAAGGGCTTCTCAAAAGACTCTATCAGAAGATGGTTGAATGAGTATGAAGACCTGAAACTGGAAGACGGAAGACTGATACTTATCGAGGTTGAAAAGGAAGAAGATGCTGACGCAAACTGACGCAAACCCCATAAATTATTTTGCGTCAGATAGACGCAAAGCAAACCCTATGGGGTTTGCTGATACAACTAGGCGCAGCATTCCCTATAGGGTTTGCGTTGAGTTGCAGCAAACCCTATATAAAGGGTTTTTGCAAAACCGCTGCGCGCCGGGTGTGGGGCATGCGCTAAAAACGCGAATGCCCCCACACACCTGCTCGGTGCATAAAGGGAATGATGATACTAGGAGGCATAAAAATGCAATTTTTTCTAAATATGGACCCGCCTACTAAAACGCAACAGGAGCATCGAGTGGGAAAACGTAAAGACGGAAGCCTGTACTTTTACGAGGATCACGAGCTGAAGGAGGCAAGGAACAAACTTGGAATGGGACTCTTGCATCAGGCACCTGAAGTTCCATTCTCAGGACCGGTCATGCTTATGGTCAAGTGGTTATTCCCCAGGGGCAAGCATCAGGATGGTGAGTATAAGACATCGAAGCCGGATACAGACAACCTGAACAAGATGCTCAAGGATGAGATGACAAAGGCGGGATTCTGGAAGGATGATGCTCAGGTAGCATCGGAAATCATTGAAAAGTTCTGGGCAGAGATACCGGGGATCTTCATCAGGGTGGAGAAATTATCATGATAGATATGATCCAAAAGGAAAAGATATACAAGGTATACATGTGGATGTGGGAACTGGAACAGAAGCACATGGCAGATGAGCCGATCAGCGAAGAGGAATGGTCAAAGATCCTCGAAAGCTCGAGGAAGCTCTGCGAGGAACTCAAGCTCGGACGCTATGAACGAAGGCTTATGTCAAACTTCATGGCTACTAAAGAGGGCATAAAGAAGCATATCATTGTGAAACTGACTAAGGAGACTATATTAGAGTGACTTTAAGCCCTACGGGCAGCGGGGCTTTAAGTACTGCAGGAGAGCCGGGGAGCGCACACCCTGCGCGATGACACTGCAGATAACTATCAATCAAACAATGAAACCGAAAAAACGACTGCACACGCATGATCAGCTGCCCGCACACCTGCCGTACCTTTACCGGTGCGGCAGGGTATTAAAAAGGAGATGCACACTGATGACTAAACAGATCCCCGGCCAGATGTCGCTTTTTGACATCATAGAGCAACCGGAGCCCGTTTTTGACCCGGATGACTTTTTGACCTGGTGTGACTGGTGCGCATATCAGGATAAAGCAAAATGCTGCACATATGACGAGCCCCTGGGCAGGTCGTGCATCCGCGGATCAGGTTTTAAGCCAGCAAAAAAGCTGCCTAAGACTCGCAAAAAGTGCGGATCATGTGCGCATCTGCGGCATGGCGTGGCGGGGCTGATGGAATATCACGTCTATATCTGCAGGGGCTTCGATGACTGTATATCCCGGTCATCAGATCCGGAGCAGACCGCCTGTGATCACTACCAGCCGAAGGGCGACTGCAAAACGTGCGCATACAGATGCTGGCTACACCGGGATGGTAAAACATATCAAGGCTGCGAGCATTATGACGGCTGCAGCTATAAGAAGAGAGAGGATAAGGAATGATGCAAGATTTAAAATACATCAAGCAGCGTTTTGAAGTTCTGCTGAAGGTAAAGAACGAAGAGTGCATGGAGACCATCAAGGCCGTGTTCAATGAGGATGATCTGAAGTCAATCATCTATTATCTGGGTGAGCTGGTCGCAATACAGGAAAGTGAGGTACAGAGATGACTGAGAATGACTATATAGCAGAGTATGTCAGAGAGCGGCATCCCGGGATATTAAGTATCGATTATGCGGCTTGGAGACTGGCCAGGGCAGTATCTGAGTTTGGTATTCACATGAGAGAGGCTATCAGTCGAATACCTGCGAGGGATCTGCAAGGATATCTTGAAGAAGACGAGGGTAAGGAATGGGAAAAATAATAGCAACAAAGCATACTAATATATGGCTTTTTGAAGATTTTGGTTTTGCTTTTATATTTACACCCCGATGGAGTATTTATATTTTACTTGGATTTGTTGGTGTAAACATATATTTTGATAAATACAGAAAGTGAGGGAAGAAAAATGATTGATGAGGAAAGACGAGAAGCGGCAGAATGGTTCAGAAACAGAACTAAGAACTGCCCCATGCCCGCCACCAGACGGATGTATGAGATTGCAATCGAGGCACTGGAAGAGCCAAAAGCTGAGAACATGAAAAGGTTTACCAACGCAGAATGGAAAGATTTTCTGTCAGAGCAGTTCAATATAAGCCGCACATCGGCAAAAGATATGCTCCATGTGATGATGTCAGTTAAGAGAGAGGATAATTTCAAAAGGCAGTTTAGTGGCAGTTTAGTGGCAGAAAGTGAGGAGGTATGACAAAAGAAGAGCGGACAGAACTAATAGAGTATTTGAAGTATAATCGCAGCATTGGCGCTGATTATTTAATTACAGATAAAGATGCTGACGAAATAATCAAAGCATTAGAGCAAGAGCCTTATGAGGATACCAATGCAAACCAACACAATCCCAACGCATTGAACGATGTTGGGCAACACAAAAACGCATTGGAAGAGGATGCTATAAGCAGACAGGCGGCAATAGAAGCGGTTGAGTTTGGTATTACTTATGCAACAGGCGTCAATATGGAAACAGGCGAAGTGAGCTATCCATTTGCTGAAAACAATAAAGAATTGCGGAAAGCAATAAGCCGCATTTGTGACTTACCGAGCGTCACGCCGAAACAGAGGACGGGGCATAATTGCAACGAAGATTATGCCGATTGCGATCAGTTTGTATGTTCCGAGTGTGGAATAGAGTTGCAAGATTGGCGCAGGATAGAGCGTGATGAGGATGATGGAGAAATAACTTGTCATGATTATGTAATGAAATATTGTCCGAATTGTGGTGCAAAGATGGTTGAGCCACAGGAAAGTGAAACAGGCATGAGCGAGGAAATTAGCAGAGAAGAAATAGCGGCACTACTTGCAAGGGAAAGCGAGGATAAGGCATGACATTCAAGATCATTGACACAAAAACAGGAAAAGAACCAACAGATCGAGTGATATACAACATAGCAAAAAAGGGCAATCTCATGACAATGGACATAGATCAATTCTATGTGGGGGAGGATGGGTCACTTGTACTTGCTGATGATTGCGGAAACATCACATATTGTGATACTAAAAGGTTCAAGGTTGAGCCACAGGAAAGCGAGGCACAGAATGAATACACCAAAAGTCTATTGTGATAACTACGATTGCAAATATTGGGACGGCGGCGAGGAATGCACAAAGGAAACAATTATGATTATGGGGCCCGGGCCGTATCCGACTTGCGATAGTTTTGAACCGTATGATGAAAGTGAGGAACAGACATGATCACAAAGAAACAATTCAAAGAACAGATCAAGGATATGACCAAAGAGCAGCTTCATGAACTCTGGAATATCATCAGCGATCAGCAGAAAGAGATTACGCCTAAGTTCTCATGCAGGCGAGGGGATATCATCAAGTTCTGGAGTACATGGACAGACCGAGAGCATAACAGCCGTCTGGAGAGGCTCGAGAGGATCGCGATCGCACTCGATGATCAGACAGATACCGATGATGCGACTTGTCTCGAGTTCATCGTATCTGGTGATGGCGGATGCTGGAGATATGAACCGGTCAGAGGCGATCGCTTCATAGGTATTATCGGACATATCGATGGGCTCGATAAGATCGAAGATGATACCAGGCGGATGTGGATAGAACAGGGGGCAAAATGAACAGAACAGATGAGCTGGAGATCCTGAAGATTGACATGGAAAACATCATAGCCGGCATGACGATATGTGAAGGCATACTAAGCCCGGAAGAACACAGTCATCTGGCATTGCATAAGAGATGCCTGTCTATCTTGAAGAGGATCAAGCCAGCAGATGAGGAGGAGACAAAGAGAGGATAAAGAACATGATGAGAGGACAATTGACCGAACACGGGAATGAAGTAAGAAGACGGATGCTGGAATATATCGGACAGTATATCTCTGAGCATGGATATGCACCATCTAACAAGGAGATCGCAGATGAGATAAAGGTCGCGCCTTCAAGCTTATGGAAACACATGAAGATATTACTGGCTCAGGGAGAGATAGAAACCGATTTGGAGGATAACTGGCATACGTCTCGGGCTTATCGCTTAAGGAGGTAATCAATGGATATCGCGGCAGCAAAGAAGCACCTGCGTTGACTCAGGACGGCGGCCACGTGATCGTCTGGTACGGCCTGACGTGGTCGCTGGAGCAGTATCAGCAGGCTAATGCCAGACTGTACCGGCAAGGTCAGCAAAAGCCTGTGATCGTGCATCACCTGATAGCAGAGGGCACGGTCGACGAGCAGGTGATGCGGGCGCTAAAGCATAAAGACACGTCACAGGCGTCGCTTTTGGCGGCCTTAAAAGATAGAAATCTAATCAAGATTAAATAAATGCAAGGGAGGACGATATTATGAAACACAGCTTATGTATTGACTGCCAGCACCTGGATCTGCTGCGACGTAGGTGCGCAATTAACAGCACTCTTGACGCTAACCTTATGACGGAGGTGATCAGCTGCGACAATTTCGCGGCTCTGGGTACGCCTGATCAAACGGCAAAGCTGGACGCCGATAAACTAGCAGAAACGGCTGAGACAGTGACCAGGCAGTTTTTTGATGAGCTGAGTAAAATGCCTGATCAGGCGGCTAAACAGGACGCCGGCAAGCTGCAGCTCACGCTGGTGCCGACGCAGATCATCAGAGATATAGCGGAGGTTCGGATGTATGGCAATAAAAAGTATGGCTCCGCGGATAACTGGAAAAACGTCAGCCCGCAAAGATTCCGGGATGCTTTTTTTAGACACTGGCTGGCGTATATTGACGATCCGAAAAGCATCGACGCAGAGAGCGGCCTGCCGCACCTGTGGCACGCAGCCTGTAATCTGGCTTTTTTGTGCGAGATGGAGGTGCACGACGATGACTAAGGGCGAGCTTTTCAAGAGACTGCACAAGGTCGACGACATTAACACGGCCCTGCTGTGCATACAGATGCGGATCGACAGGCTGGAGGGTTGTCTGCAAGGGCACGCGATCCGGTACGATCAGGACAAGGTCCAGACGTCGCCTAAGGACGCCGTGGCTGAGGTGATGAGTGATCTGGAGGGCCTGTTAAAAAAACAGGCTAAGCTGCGCATCGCGATGACCAGGGCCGTGGCTGATGTCGCTGACTTGATCGACAGGGTCGACGACCGGAATCAGTCGCTGGTCCTGCACTACAGATATGTGGCATGTCTGCACTGGCGTACTATTGCCGACAAGATGGGATACGCTGAGAGCCATCTGTTTAAGATCCACGACGCAGCAATCAAAAAGATTTTGCAAGTTGATAGTAAATGATAGTAAATGATAGTTTTTAATGTGATATGATGTAGGCGTCAAAGTGAGCAATCCTCCACAGGAGCGGGGGCGCTACAGGCCATAAACCTGCGGCGCCCTTTTGCGTGGGAGGCATGAGACTAGGGGAGCGTAACATGACAACAGAAAATATAAAGATCAGCGACCTGACGCCGTACGAGCGCAACGCCAGGCATCACGAGCCGGTCGATATTGATGTGATCGCTAAAAGCATCGAGGCCTTTGGCTTTAGGGATCCTGTGGGCGTATGGGGGCCTAACAACGTGATCGTCGAGGGGCACGGTCGTGTTATGGCGGCTAAGCAGCTGGGCATGACAGAGGTGCCCTGCATACGCCTGGACGATCTGACTGACGAGCAGCGCCGGGCATACGGCCTCGCGCATAATAAGACCGCAGAGCTGTCGACGTGGGACGCTGAGCTGCTGCCTTTAGAGGTGCAGGATCTGCCGACGTACGATATGACGGAGTTCGGCTTTAGTATCAGCCGGATGGGCGACGCTTGGTTTGAGCAGCGCGAGCGTATGGATGACGCAAGGCAGGAAAACAACGACGAGTATAACGAGTTCCTGGACAAGTTCGAGATAAAGAAAACGACAGATGACTGTTATACACCGGACGCCGTATATAAGGCCGTGCAGGACTGGGTCGCTAAGGAGTACGGGGTAAAGCCTGAGAAAATGGTCCGGCCTTTTTATCCTGGCGGAGACTACCAGAGCGAGAAGTATCCCAAAGGTTGTGTCGTGGTAGACAATCCGCCGTTTAGTATCCTGGCGGAGATCCTTAACTGGTACAACGAGCACGGCGTTAAGTTCTTTTTGTTTGCGCCGTTGCTGACCCTGTTCTCCTCCTCCTCCTCCTCCTCCTGTGCACTGGCGACGGGGGCGGATGTGATCTATGAGAACGGAGCGAGCGTGGCGACCAGTTTCCTGACTAATCTGGAAAGCGGGGTGCGTGTAAGAAGCGCGCCGGACCTAAGAAAAGCCGTACAGGACGCCAGCGACGAGGTGCGCAGAGAGATGCACAAGGAGCTGCCTAAGTACAGCTATCCGGATGAGGTGATCACGTCGGCGATGGTCGCGAGGTGGTCAAAGTACGGCGTCGACTACAGGCTACTGGTAAAAGACAGCGTACACATCGACGCGCTGGACGCGCAAAAGGCAGAGGGCAAATTCATTTTTGGAAAAGGTTACCTGCTCTCCGAACGAGCCGCTGCCGAACGAGCCGCTGCCGAACGAGCCGCTGCCGAACGAGCCGCTGCCGAACGAGCCGCTGCCGAACGAGCCGCTGCTCAGAGATGGCAATTATCAGACAGAGAGCGAGAGATCGTTAAAAAGTTAGGGGCGTGATCATGTGAGAAAATCAGATCCCTGGATAACTGAAGACGGGCTGACGAAGATCCAGGGCTGGGCGCGAGACGGTCTGATCGACAAACAGATCGCTAAGAACATGAGCGTGGCTGAGTCCACGCTGCGAAACTGGAAAAACAATTTTCCTGAGATCGCAGAGGCCCTGCGCAAGGGTAAAGAGGTCGTCGACCGGGAAGTGGAAAACGCGCTTTTTAAGTCTGCGCTGGGCTTTATGCAGAAGGTTAAAAAGCCGGTCCGGATCCGAGAGGTCGAGTATGATCCGAAAAGCGGAAAAAAGATCCGCGAGTCTGAGAAGTGGGTGCAGGTAGAGGAGGAGGTATACATCCCGCCGCAGGTGACTGCGCAGATCTTCTGGCTAAAGAATCGCAAGCCGGATCAGTGGCGCGAGAAAAACGACCTGACGCTGACGCCGTCTAATGGCGTGCTGGAGTCACTTATGGAGCTGCATAAACATGGCGACAGTAAAGTGGAGTCCTAAGCAGCGCGAGCTGATCCTGGCACCGTACGATCATACAATCGACTGGATGGAGGGCACGCCGCGATCGGGCAAAACGACCGCAGCTGTGGCTCGCTTTGCCGATCATCTGATCCAGAGCCGTGATACTAATCACCTGATCACGGCATACAGTGCAGAGCAGGCCTACAGGCTAATCATAGACGGTGACGGGTTCGGGCTTTTGCATACCTTTGCCGGGTACGTCAAGCCGTCACACGATGACGAGGGTGCGCATCTGCTGATCACCCTGCCCTGCGGCAATATAAAAAAGGTCTACTGGAAGGGCGGCGGCAAAGCTGACAGCCACAAGTCGATCACGGGCATGTCGCTGGGATCAGTCTATTTTTGTGAGATAAACCTGCTGCACCTGGACATGATACAGGAGTGCCTGCGCCGTACGTATGCCGCTAAAGATCGCTGGCATATCGCAGACTGCAATCCTCCGGCGCCGCAGGATCCAGTCATAAAAAACGTGCTGGAGATCCAGGACTGCCGCTGGATGCACTGGACCTGTGAGGATAATCCGGTGCTGACGCCTAAACGTCTGGAGGAGATCCGGACAGCCTGCAAAAAAAGCCCGTTCCTGTGGAAAAGGGACTGGCTGGGCGAGCGCTGTATCCCGCAGGGCGTCATATACTGGATGTTTGACCCGACGAGGCACATACTGCCGAGGATCCCTGACGACGGGGCGACGGTGGAGATGTACTTCGCCGGTGACGGCGGGGCGACAGATGCGACATCGATCGGCTGTTATGTCGTGCAGATGCTGCCTAACCGCACGCACAGGCTTCTGCGAGTCGGTAACTGGTACTATGACGGCGGGCAGATGGCTATGAGCGATCAGGCGAGGCATATCTGCGGCGAGTTTATCCCGGCCATGCGTCAAAAGACCGGGATGCGAGAGAGCGCAATAATGATCGATCCGGCCTGTAAAGCTCTCAGGCTGGAGATCGATAAGCTGGGATACCCTACGTCTAAAGCCGACAATAACGGTCACGACATAAAGGGCACCAGCAAGGGCATCATGTGCGGCATAGAGATGCTGCAGACAGGCATAAACGAGGGGCGCTTTTATCTGGTAGAGGACGAGCGATACGGGTCTGATGCTTTTGTAGAAGAGGCGGGGCTGTACTGCATAAACGATAAGACCGGCGAGCCGGTCGACGCATATAACCATGCGATGGACGAGGCCAGATACGGGCACACGTACTTCGCTAAAACATACGGGTACTGGTAAATGGGACTTTTTGAGAGGATAAAAAACACCATGCAGCAGATCGGAGCGAACACAGGACTGGGTAAAGAGTACAAAAGCATTTTTGACCTGCAGGACGTGCCGGCGTTTAATCAGTTTTATAATATCGGCATTTTTCCGTGGAAGTATCTGTACCGCGGCTTTTATAAGCCGTGGCACCTGATCCCTGCACCGACGATCGCGGATCCGGAGCACAAGCGCAACCTGTGCTATCTCAATATGAGTGCGGCGGTATGCGCTGAGATCGCAGGTATGGTCTGGACGGATCAGTGCGACGTAAATGTATCGACAGTCGGGTACGAGGATGCAGAGGTCGATCCGCTGCATGACTTTGTTCAGCACGTGCTTGATCGAAACAATTTTCAGACCAAGATGACCGAGAGCATAGAGCAGGCGGCCGCTTTGGGCGGACATGCTCTTAAGGCATGGTATGAGGTCAAAAGAGATAAAAACGGCAACGAGGTGCCGGAGCTTAGCGAGATCCGAATCGGATATGCTATGGCTGATCAGTTCGTACCTGTCAGCTGGACTAATGCAGGGATCAGCGAGAGTATCTTCGTAACACGACAGGCCAAGGGTGGATACTATTACACGCTGCTCGAGTGGCACTTGTGGGACGGCACGACCTACACGATCAAAAACGAGCTCTACAGAGCTGAGCAGAAAAAGGAGGGCGTTGGTGGCGATCAGGATATCCTGGGCTTTAGGTATCCGCTGGCGGCCCTTTATCCGTATATGGACGAGGTCATCACGATCCCGGTCAGCAAACAGCTCTTTACGTATTTCCGTACACCGAGAGCCAACAACATAGATGATAACAGCCCGCTGGGTATATCGATATATGCAAACGCGATGGACACGCTGCATGCGATCGATATCTGCTTTGACAGCTTTGTCCGGGAGTTCAGACTCGGCAAAAAGAGGATAATCGTACCGGCGAGGATGATCCGCAAGGTTGTGGATCCTGAGACCGGTAAGCTGTGCAGGTACTTCGACGCGACGGACGAGACATACGAGGCGCTGTCCACGGATGATCCTGACAGCTTAAAGATTCAGGACAACAGCGTGAGCCTGAGAGTGGAAGAGCACGTGGAGGGGCTTAACGCGCTGCTAAACATCTTGTGCTTGCAAGTCGGTCTGTCCTTTGGCACTTTCAGCTTTGACGTACACGGCGGACTTAAGACAGCCACAGAGGTGGTCAGCGAGAACAGCAAGACATACAAGACAGTCAAAAACTTTCAAAATCAGATTGTGCCCGCTGTTAAGGATCTGGTCGAGGCGATCATCGAGGTGGCTGGTCTTTACGACATGACCTGGGAGGGTCAGAGTATCGCACAGCTGGCAGCCGGAGGATACGAGGTCAAGGTCAGCCTCGACGACGGGGTAACGCAGGACAGGCAGACTAACATCAACGAGGGTATCACGCTGGTCGGTGCCGGCCTGATGAGCAAGTATACATTTTTGACTGATCCGAAGTACGGCATAAACCTGACAAAGGAGGACGCCCTGGCAGAGCTGCAGCGGATAAAAGACGAGAGCACTATAACAATGCCGCAGCTCGATATCCGGGACTTTAACGGCATAGAGTGAGGAGGCGTAAGACATGACAGATATTAAATTTGTTGAGATCGTGAAGCAGGCGATCGCGGACTACTTCAACGAACGGAAGGACGCCACGGATAAAAGCGGGGACATTACTCCGGCAGATGTTTTTATCGTCCGGCAGTGTAAGGCCCTGCAGAACTGGAAAGCCCTGGCGTCTACGACCGTTTCGGACGGTATGTATTACGAGGTAACTTTTAACGGTGACAAAAACGAGATCTACCTCGATGCATACAAGAAGTGGGAGAACCGCAGGATCGCGCTCTGAGGTGACACATGGCAACGCTAACACCGGCAGACATCCTGCGGATATCGGAGCCGGTCGAGGCCATATACAGCCGCACAGTCGACGAGCTCCTGATCAATATCGCTAAGCACTTTAAGATCAGCGGCTGGGAGCGCACCAGATACTGGGAGATCAAAAAGCTGTCAGAGATGGGCGCCCTGACTGAGGAGAGCGTGCAAATCATTGCAAAAAATACCGGCATGCTGCCGGATGAGATCCGGACGGCTTTTCTGCAGGTCAGTGAAAAGGCGTGCCTGCAGATCGATCCGCAGCTTAAGGCCGCAGCACAGCAGGGACTTTTACAGGATCCTGGCACGACTGGCACGACGTCGCCGCTGATCCGGTCAACGGTGCAGGCATATACCGACGAGGCCGTCGATAAAATGAACATGGTCAACACGACCCTGCTGCAGAGTACCAGACAGGCATACCTGCAGAGCATCACGACAGCGGTAGCTGAGGCGCAGCTGATAGAAGCGCAGGCGATCCTGGACACGCAAGCGCTGGCCGTGGTGACAGGGGTGGAGACACGGGTGCGGGCGATCCGGAAGGCAATGGATCAGATGAGCGCCGCGGGGCTGACCGGCTTTGTAGATCGCGCCGGGCGTAACTGGAGCCCGGAGGCATATAGCGCGATGGTCGTCAGGACTGCGTCGCATAACGTGGCGATCCGCACGGTGCGAGATCGCCAACAGGAGTTCGGCGGGGGTGATATTTTCCAGGTATCAAGTCATCCCGGTGCAAGGCCTCTGTGCTATCCGTATCAGGGTAAATTTTACAGCTGGTCGGCAGGTCCGGGTGAGTTCCCTGACGGTGACGGCCACATGCGGCACTATGAAAACATCACAGCCACGAGCTACGGGCAGCCTGCCGGGCTGTTTGGCATAAACTGCGGGCATCACCCTATACCGATGATACCAGGCTATAGTTATCCGCAGGACGGACCGACGCAGGATAAAGAGACCAACGATAAAGAGTACGAGGAGAGCCAGATACAGCGGCAGTATGAGCGTAATATCCGGATCGCAAAACGCGAGCGAGAGATCGCTGCAGCGACTGGGGATAAAGAGGCAGAGAAAAAAGCATCGCAGAGGGTACTGCAGGAGCAGAGCCGGATGCGTGGCTTTATAAAAGAGACAGGTCGAGCGAGACGCTATGACCGCGAGCAGATAGCAGGAGGATAAAACTATGAGCTGTAACCATCCACAGACGGCATGGGTCGGAAAAGCTGACGGCATATACTGCGGTCAGTGCGGGGCTAAGATCGAGCTTGGCAAGCCTGCACCCAAAACAGAGCCCGTAAAGCCAGAGGAAAAAGCACTGGAGCCGGAGGCTAAAAAGCCGGCGCCTAAGAGAGGAGGCAAAAAGCCGGCGCCTAAGAGAGGAGGCAAAAAGTGAGCGAAGTAATCAGGAGCGAGGTTGTGGAGACTGTCGTGGACAAAGAGGCAGAAAACAGACGCAAGACTGCCGACGAGGTGTGCGAGTCAATACATAACGCGGCAAGACTCGCAGAGACGGCTATCTTGTCTGACGATACAGCCGTAAAAAACGCACTTAAGACATCGGCTAAGGTGCTGCTCGATGCAGCCATGGCAAAACTGGATGAGTCGATCGGTGCATCTGAGGCACCAGATCCGGTCGATGACGATGACTAAAGCACCTGTGGGTGCTTTTTTCATATACACACCGCAACGGCAGAGCGTTATCTGCTACACTTCGCGCCGTCGTCGGCGCGTTAAAAGGAGGACGTAAAAATGGCATTTACAAGAAAATTTCTCACAGACCATGGAGTACCTGAGGACCAGATCGACGCGATCATGGCAGAGCGCAATCGTACGCTGACGGACTACGTGCCTAAAGCTGACGTGCAGGCGCAGATCGACGCAGCACTGGCAGAGGCGGCTAAAGCAGCCCCGCCTGCTGATGTGACGCAGTCGCCTGAGTATATCGAGCTTTTAGGCAAAGCACAAAAGCTGGAGGCGTTTCAGACTGACGACTTTGCAAACGTCAAAGCGCCCTACAGGGACATCGTCTGGGGAAAACTTGACCATGCCGAAAAGCACAAACCGTATGCAGAACAGCTGACAGAGCTGCAGGGCAGCCTGCCGGATCTGTTCAAAACACAGGAACAGGAGCCACCTAAGCCGCAATTCGGGGCAGCGCCGCAGGGTGCCGCACCGACTGGGCAAAAGGGTCCGTCGTTTATGGACCACTGGGGCTTCGTTCCGCCTAAGGCATAAAGGAGGACAAGACAATGCCTGGAATTAACTATGCAAAGCAGTATGGCCGGGAGCTGGCCAACGCGTACCCGTATCTTTCGCACTATGGCGACCTGTGGAACGGCGGAGAGTCTCAGAGGTTTAAGCCCTTGACGGGCAAGACCGTCTACATCCCGTCGATGAAAACGACCGGCGCAAGAGCCGCGAACCGTGACCAGATCACAGGCACCTTCAATCGCAACTTCGCAATCGACTGGGAGTCCCACGAGCTGCAGATGGATCGCGAATGGGATACGCTCGTCGATCCGATTGACGTCATGGAGACCAACGAAGTCGGCACGATCGCAAACGTCACCAAGACATTTAATGAGTTTCAGAAGATCCCGGAGCAGGATGCATACATGTCCAGCAAGCTGGCAGGCTTTGCTGATGCCGCAGGTGGCATCGACAGCACCACACTGACCGCGGCCAACATCCTGGAGCACTGGGACAGCGCCCTCGCCTACATGACCGATCAGAGGGTGGACCGTGACCGCGTACGCGCAAAGGT